AAGTTGACTAACGAAATGACTACTCAATTGAAGTTGATGGCTTACGGAAGACCTCAAATCGCCGTTAATACAATGAATGGTGATACACTTTTAGTTGGTTTGAATGAAGGAGCGGATGTGACAGCAGGAACAATCCAAACTGGTGCAGCATTGGGTGACCTATATGGTTATTCAGTAACATTCACTGGATTGGAACAATTACCAGCAGCATTTGTATCTGGTTCAACTTATGGTAATCCTTTCGGGGCATTATCAGGAGCTGGTAAACCAACAATTGTATACGGAGCTAATAACTAATCAGTATATACATAACATTAAAGAGTAGGACTAAGTTCTACTCTTTTTTTATGCCTAATCACTATATTGTTAATTAAAGTTGTTAAATATATAGATAATACGAGATAAATACAACATAATGATTAGCTATTACATTTCTGGAAGCAATAATTATACATTTAGAACGCAACCAACTGGTTCAACCACTTTGACATTGTATTTGCAAGATATGCTTACATTGGTGAATACATCATCATCTATAAGTCCATATACTTACAATGCACAGGAAAGTATGTTAGGCTTCACAGCTTCGATAGCATCTGCTAGCGTTGGTGATGAATATAGAGCGTACATTACAAGCGGAACATCATCAATTTGGCATGGTTCTATACAGGTTTATACATCACAATCAATCAATAAGCCTGTTTATAAAACGCAGATTGACCAGTTTGTGAGCAATGTGACAGTAAATGAATACATAATAATGGAATAACAATGGAAGAAAAACAAAAACAACACTTTTCCGTAGTAAACTTAAATCAGCAAGATATACCAATGGTTGTTGAAGATACAAAGACGAGATATGCATGGGTGCCTATTGGTATAATTGGACCAGATGACTTCTTTATGAATGTAACTGATGCATATAATAACTCATCAACTAATGCAGCTTGTGTAGAAGGTTTAGCAGATTTAATTTATGGTAAAGGATTATATAGTAAAAATACTGCATTTCAAACTCAATTACCAAAGATTTTACAGCAAGAAGAAATTCGTAGGATATCATTTGACTTTAAGTTATATGGTAATGCAGCTGTTCAAGTATATTGGGATGAAACACATACTAATATAATTAAAATGTATCATGTACCGGTTCAACACTTACGTGCCGAAAAGCTATATGATAATCTTCGCATACAAAACTATTACTATTGTACTGATTGGGCAGACCAAAGAGCACAAAGAAATAAGAAAAAGATTCCAGCATTTGGTACATCTAAAGAAAAGATGGAAATCTTATGGATAAAGAATTATTCACCAGGTAAATATTACTATTCATTGCCTGATTGGATGCCAGCTTTACAATTTTCATTTGTTGAGGCTGAATTATCTAATCTACATCTTAACAATATTGAAAATGGATTCTTACCAGCCGTAATGATTAATATGAACGCTGGTATTCCTGCACCTGAAGAAAGACAAACTATTGAAGATTTAATTGTTGGTAAATTTACTGGTACTAGAAACGCTGGTAGATTTATGATATCATTTAACGATGACCCGGCAACTAGACCTACAATTGATACTATTAATATAGAAAACTTGCATGAGAAATATCAATACGTTGCTGATTATGCACAAGATAGAATAATTGTTTCACATAGAATTACATCTCCATTGCTATTCGGTATTCGTACTGCTAATAATGGATTTAGTTCTCAGTCTGAAGAAATGAAGACAGCATTCTCTATCTTACAAACTATGATTATCAATCCATTTCAAAACTTAATTATAGATACATTGGCTGGAGCATTTGAGATTGGTGGATACGAAGATTCACAGCTTTACTTTGAGCAACTTACACCGCTTGCAATCCTTTCTGAAACAGCAGATGAAACAGGTCAAACCATTGACCAGGTAGAAGAAGATATCAATCAACAGGGACAAAATCCTGGTGAAATAGATGGACAACCTGAAGAAGATTCTGTATATGATGATGTAGTATTTACAAACGAATATTAAAATTAAGAAACTATGGCTTACGCTTTATTTGTAACAAGAAACGATATAATTAAAAACTCTCCATTGCAGGGAGCTATTGATGCTGATAGATTATTGCCATTCATTAGAACTGCACAAGACAAATACATGCTTAATTTATTAGGTACTGTATTGTTTTATTATTTGCAAGAAAAGATAGAGACAAATACATTCTCTACTTTAGATGCATATTATCAAGACTTAATGAATGACCATATTAAGCCAACACTTATATGGTATGCAACGGCAGAGTATTTACCATTTTCAGGTGTACAATTTAAGAGCGAAGGAGCAGTTAAACATAATAGTGAGCAATCACAAGCAGCTGGTAAAAATGAATTGGATTATTTACAAAACAAATCTCTTAACTCTGCTGATTTCTATGCTACTAGATTACAAAACTATTTAGTTGCATATTCAAATCAAATACCACAATACTTACAAAGCGTTGGTAACTTGACACAGGTATTTCCTGATTTTAGTAACCAATATTTTGGCGGAATACAATTGTAAACAAATTTACATATGTCAACACAAACAGTAGTTAATAACTTAGGAATAAACTATACACTTTATTATAATGTTTTAGATTATTTTAAGACAATTATGACAAACCACCCTACTATTCAATATGTTTCGCAGGGTGATATATTTGAAATTGATGATAGAGAATTTCCAGCATATCCATTAGGCAATATTATAATAACTAATGCTACCTTTTCAGATAGCGTTACTGTTTATACCTGTCAATTAACAATAGCTGATAAAATTAAATTAAAGAATAACGAATCAGTACCTAGAACAAATAGGCAAGAGATACCATACTTTGGCACTGATGATACTGTTGATATACATGCAAACACATTAGCTGTATTAAACGATTTACTATCATATACACAATATGCTACTGATGCATTAGAAATTAATGGAGATATTAATTGCCAAGCGTTCAAAGATAGATTTGATAATGGATTAGCTGGTTGGGTTGCTACATTTGATTTGACAACACATAATTCAAGACCACGTTGCATGTTCGATTTACTGCCTCTATAATGAAAACCTTAAAGGATTTAGCTGGATTATATAAAACACTAGCTCAAACCTATATGGTAAAGGGTCCGTGGAGACCTGCGTATCAAACCGGTAACTTATTTCGTAGAGTTGGTGAGTATAATACTCCCAACCGAATGATTAAGAGCAATAGTAAGACATCAATCTCATTGGTATTAGACTTTGCTCCACCAAATGCAGAATATGGTAAGTATGTTGAGAATGGAACTAAAAATAAGGATAACAGTACTAGAATGGCTGCAAGACCATTTGCGGAATCAGCAGCTAATGATACTCAATTTATGAAAGCAGTTAATGAATATTTTGATTCACAATTAGAGCAACAATTAGATAAAACATTCAAAACATTGGAATCTAAATTTAGTAAATTGTCAAAACGCAAATAGTATCCAATATATTTTCTATAAAGTTGGTTAAAGTATAAAGATTAAAAATATAATAGATGGCTATTACTATTACACAACAACCAGCAACCGCATCATTAGCACAATCGCCAATGATATTTACAGTGAATGAGACTACTAATGTAAAGTATAGCTCATCATTCCAATATGTTGCTGACTTATATTATTGGACAGGTTCATTAAACCAATCAGGTTCTATTCCCAAATATACGCTAGTTAAGTATCCAAACGATAGTTTAGTTGGTATATTTGACACAAGTCGTATTGTAAATTCAGCTCTTACCGATTTGGCAATTCAGAATACATCAAATGTGGTATATTATGCGTGTGATTTTTATTGGCAATATCAAAGTGGAACTACATATGTTACTGGTTCGCATACTAAATCTAATTCTTTTAAGGCATTGGATGGCTATGGCATATTTCCTGAGCCAATTGGACAACAAATACCTTCTAAATCACTTTATTGGCCTATTATGACTGATGGACCAAATGAGCAGGAATATTTTAACTTCAATTTAGGAACTATGGGTGTATATATTGGAAGTACAGGTGGTGTAATACCCACTAATGTATTATATACAACTTATGCGCCTGGAACTAATACTGCATTAGCATCATCATCTTTTTCATTGCCAGTAACATCGGTAAGTTCATCATCACAAATAACACAAATACCAATTGGGCCATTAGAGAATGGTTTTCCATTAGGCCCTTCACCAAGTATTGATTTTACTATTCAAGCAAGAAATTCTACAACACCAT